GGCCTTGCTGGTGAGCCCTGCGTCAGAGGTTCCACCGGTCGAGCTGGCGCTGTTGAATACCTCGTGGATCATGGTGTCCAGCTTCTCCCAGAGAGTAGCCAGAGGCACCACGGCCTCGGCTCCAGCTTCGCCGCCTGCCAGAAGGTTGTTGCCGGACGCTCCGAAGATTGTCGGCTGTGTTAAAATGCCGCCCTCCTTGTACCACTCAATACCGAAGTGTGGCACGCTTGGCGGTGATAGTGAAAAGCTGCCGCTTATGCTGATATGCGGGAGCTTTAGGTGTGGCAGGCTCCACGAGAAGTTGAACGCGCTTTTTATTGCGCTGATTGCGGAGCTTACCGCATTTTTGGCCGCGTTTATCTTGTCAGAGATCGCGGAGTGTATGCTGTTAAAAATCGACGACACGGTGCTGAGGGCCGAGTTCAGGGCCGAGCTGATCGTCGATTTTATGCTGTTGAACACGCTCGACACGGCGCTGCGTGCAGCGTTCACCTTGTTGGTGATCGTGCTGGTGATTGTGTTCCAGATACTTGAAGTCACGGAGCTGATCGCGTTCCATGCTGTGCTTGCGACGTTCTGGATCGCACTCGTCACCGAGCTTACCACGGCGCGGGCTGCTTCGATCTTGCTGCTGATCGCTCCCTTTATGCTTTCCCAGATTGTCGAGGCGGTCGTGCTGATCGCGCTCCAGATAGTGCTTGCCACGTTGCTGATCGCGGTCGTCACGGCCGTGAATGTGGCTTTTGCTGCCTCCATTTTGCTGCTTATCCAGCCGCCGATCGCGTCCAGTGCCCCGGACACGGTGGACTTTATGCTCTCCCAGATCGGGAGAATGAAGTCCTTGCAGTTCTGCCAGATAAATTGAAACGGCAGCGTGATGATCTGGAAGGCGGCGTTCAGGATTTCACCCAGCGCCATGACGCCCACCTGCACCACGCTCTTGATCGTTTCCCACGTCCCGGACAGAAACGAGGTGATCCCGTTCCAGATATTTGAGAATGTGGTCGCGATTGTGTCCAGCGTGCCGGTGATGAAGGAGACGATCCCCTCCCATATACCGGTAAAAAATGAGGCGATCCCATTCCAGATCCCCTCGAAAAAGTCCTTGACCGCGCTCCATGCTTCGTCCCAGCTGGAGCCGAACCAGCCCAGAACAGTGTCGGCCAGCCCCTTGAAGGTGTCGATCCAGTTCGTGAAGGTAGCCACCACGAAGTCCCAGACGCCGCCGAAGATTTCCTCGACGCCCTGCCAGACTCGATCCCAGTCACCGGTGAAAATACCGGCGAACACGTCGAAAAGCCCGACGAGCACGTCCAGCACTACGCCCAGAATGTTGCTGATCTGCTGGAATACTCCCTCGAATACGGGGGCCAGCAGCTCGCAGAAGCCGTTCCAGACGGCGCTCAGTACCTCGGTTATGTCCTCAAACTCAAAGCCCAGCTCGTTGAGCCGGTCGGTGATTGCCTGCCCGAACTCGTCAAACTTGGCCTTTATTCCGTCCCAGATCTCCGTGATCTTGGCCCTAAATTCTTCGTTGTTCTTCCAGAGGTTTGCGAAGGCGAGGATCAGCGCAGCTATGGCAGCGCCCACGGCCAGCGCCGGGGCAGATATGCCGCCTATGGCTCCGATTACGCCCTGAATGGCCCCCTTTGCCATGGTGAGCTTCTGGGTGATCGACTCCCACTTAATTGCAGCGATTACGACGCCCAGAGCGCTGAACGCCACGCCCAGCTCAGGAAGGTGGCCGAGCAGCCACTCGATCCCCGGTATCACTGAACCGGTGACAAACTGGACAGCAGAGCGGAGGGATCCCTCGAAGCGCTCGTAAATTTTGAGGCCCAGTTCCTCCCACGCGCTGTTCATTTGCGCCAGATCCCCGGTGAGGTTGTCGTTCATTGTTGCGGCCATTTCCTCAGCGGCACCGCTGGCACCGCGCAGGCTTTCCTCATACCCGGCGATATTCTCCATGCCTTCGTTGAGGATCAGGTTCAGCCCCTTGGTAGAGTCGGCCGTAAAAGTGGAGGACAGGGCCACGGCCCGCTCAGCGTCCCCCATGCCATTTGTGGCGGCTTCCACTTCGGTGAGAATGTCGGTCAGGTCGCGGAAGTTGCCCTCTGCGTCCATGACAGCCACGGAGGTGTCGCCGATTTTGATCTGGCCTTTGTCCATGGCGTTTGTTATGTCTCGCATGATTGCAGCCAGAGCGGTGCCCGCCTCGCTGCCTTTGTAGCCTTGGTTTGCCATACCTTCCAGCAGAGAGGTGACGGTTTCCACGTCCTGCCCGGCTGCGTTCAGGTTGGCGGCGCAGTTCTTGTACGCTTCGCCGAGAGCCTCGGCGGTGGTGTTGCTGCTCGCCTGAGCCGAGGCCAGAAGGTCGGCGAAGTATGCCGCCTGATCCGCTTCCATACCGAAGGCGCTCAGGTAGTCTGTTACCATGTCGGACGCAGCTCCCAGCTCCATGCCGGAGGCCGCGGCCAGATTGAGGACGCCGCCGAGGGCGCTCGTGGATTGTTCCACGTCCCACCCGGCCAGTGCCATATACTTTAGGGCCTCGGCAGCTTCGGACGCCGAGAAGGTCGTCGTCGCGCCGAACTCGCGGGCGCAGGCTTCCAGCGTTTCCAGCTCGTCTCCGGTCGCGCCGGATATAGCCTGCACCTCCGACATGGTGCTGGTGAAGTTCTGGCCCAGCTCCATGACGTTGCTCACCAGATCCTTGATCCCGTCGATTGCTGCCCGGATTGCGTCGGCCGCGAGGCTTGCGAGTGTCGCCTTAAAGACAGTGAAGCCCTCGTCGGCCAGCCGGGCCGAGTCGTCCACCTGATCCAGTGAATTGTCCAGCTGATCGGCCGCGTTCTCCGCGTCTTGGAGTCGCTGCCGGTTTTCGTTCAGGTCGCTGCTCAGCTCTTGGATCTGTTCGGCGAGCTCCCTCGACTCGTCGGTCGTGTCGTCCTCAGATAATGCAAGGGAGACATACCGCTCTTTGAGCTTTTCGAGGGTGCTTTCCTGCTCGCTGATCGTGTTCCTCAGTTGGTCGGCCTCGCTGGCCGTTTCGTCCATACCGGAGGCGAGCTGCTCGGCCGCCTGCTGCGCAGCTTCCAGCGTTCCCCGGTTCTCGTCCAGCTCGCTGCTGAGCTCTTGGATCTGATCCGCGAGTGCGCGGGCCTCGTCGGTGCCTTCCTCGCCACTCACAACAAAGTCTGCATAACCTCGTTCGAGGCTTCTCAGAACAGACTCTTGCGTGGTGATTTCGGCAGCCAGACGCTCGGCAGCGCCAGCAGCTTCCAGCGTTTCCTCGCTCATTTCTTCCAGCTGGTTGACCGCGTTTCTGATTGCCGCTTGCAGCGACGGGCTCAGGACGCCGGAGATCTCGACCGAGGTTTCGAGTGTTCTCGCCATGTGCTCACCTCCTTTTGTGCTTTATCTTGCCGATCGGGGGCCGGGCCTTTTCCTTGGCGCGTTTCCGTTCCTCGGCCAGATCCTCGGCCGCCTCGGCGTATTCAAGAATAAAATTTACGATTGGCTTTTTTTCGAGGTCTGAGGTGCTTGTGTGGTAGACTCTGGCGTAGTCTCTGTATGCTCGTCGGAGTCGCTTTCCGGTGAAGCCTTGTCCGACGCGAGCATAAAATTTCGGCCGATCTGCATAACCTCCACAACGTCGTGCCCTTTGATCCGCTCCATGTCTGAGAAGTCATAGCTCGGATTTACCGCGATAATGGCCGCATATCCGAGGTAGAGGTGGAGGCCGAAGTCAAACTCGGCCGCCGCGGAGATTGACACGTTTTTCATGCCTGCCGCCGCCTTCTTTTTTGCCTCAGCGGTAGCAAACAGAACGCCGTCGATCTCGTTGATGTCGTACCGCATTTCGGTGACGGTTTCGCCGTTGATCTGGATCGGGTTTTTCAGCGTCAGGGTGCCGTCCTTTTTCTTGTCTTTCTTTTCCATGGTTTTGCTCCTTTCTACAAAAAGAAGCCGCCGATCATGTGATTGACCGGCGGCCTTTTATTTGGTTGATTACAGAAGATTGTCAATGCTCTGGTAGTAGTCCTTACCATTGACGCGGAGGATCTGGTTCAGCCTATCAACGCACAAAACCTCGACTCCGTTCGCGTAGATTTGCAGGCGCGTGACGTTGTAGGTCGCTTCGATCTCCGTCGCGTTTCCTACCTCCACGCCGATCTCCGGGATATTGCTCGGCAGCGTCCGCACGAACGCCTTGCAGCCCTCGGTTGACTGGGAGCCGTCCGAGCTGATAACGCTTTGCACCCATCTAAATTCGAGGTTCTGCTTTTCGAGACGGTTCAGGCGGCTGAGTCCGTTGTCCACGCCGATCTTCGTGACGGTGAGCTCCATATTTTCCAGAAGCCCGATCAGCGGCACGGTCATTGTACCCATGGCCTGCACGTCTGCGGTTAAAAATTCAATGCCCGGCAGCGTGAAGGACGTGTCCTTCGCCACCAGCACATTGTCGGAGTAAACGGTGTCGGCCACCACGGGGCCCTTAATGTCTACCCATTTTCCCATGATATTGCACCTCCTTCTTATTCGCTTTCACTTTCAAAAAACGCATTGAATCCCTCGTCCGTGTAGCATACGCGGGCGGTCGCAGATTTAAGCGGCGGCGTATTGGTGACGGTGAAGTCCCACACGAAGTCGCCGTTCATCATCTGGTTGACAGAGTTCGCGCTCTCCAGAAACGCCACGGAAGGGGAGCCGATCAGGGCCCCGATCCCTTTGAGATTGTCGAGCCTGCGCTTCTCGTCGTTCAGGATCGTGTCCTTGTCCGTCGGAGTGAGCGGGGCGTCGATCTCCGTCCCGTGGTCGATCTGGAATTGGTTGGTGATGTACATGAGCATACGCAGGTTCACGTCGAAGATCGCGCGGGCGTCCATGTTTCCGGTTATGCTGTCCTCGTACTTATACGCAGCCGTGTGAGGGCCCCAGAGTACCCACTGGCCGCCCCAGAAGCAGGCCGTCGTGATCCCGAACTCGTTCAGGGTGTTGGCTTTCTGCTGGTCGTAGCCGCGGTTCTTAGAGCTTTCGCCGAAGTATTGGCCGGTTGCCATGATCGCCTTGTTGGAAGGCGACTCAAACGGGACGCCGTTGTGGCTCAGGTCAACGCGCAGCATGGTGGCGGATCCCACGGTGGAGAGGTGGAACACGCGGCCGGTGCCGTCCTTGACTTTAGGCCAGTAAACCTTGCTGCGCTCGTTGTTGTAGGCGTTGTCCTCGGCCCACTTCTTTGCCTTCTCCATGGTGTCGATCGGTTTCCCGTCCGCGTCCTCCAGAGGAATGTCGGCGTTGACGAAGCCGTCCCAGTGGCCGTTCAGCTTGGTGACGGTGTTCACCATAGCCCGGTAGATCTCCGGGTTGTGGCTCCAGCCCGGCGCTGCCAGAATATCCAGCACCGCGTTGCAATACTGGTAGAGCAGGCTCATGGCGTGCAGGCCGGTGTATTCGCCTTCCTCGGTTTCTTTCCCCAGAATGTCGGCAGCGTCCACCATGGAGGCGTCCACGGTGTTATAGGAGCAGGTGACAGTCTCGGTCGTGGGCGTCTTGATGAACTGCACCACGGCAGCCCCCTTGGAGAAGTTATAGCTCAGGGTGTAGTCCACGCCCTCGGCCATGTCATTGATCGCGAAGGTGTCCAGAATGATCTCCGCGCTCTTGATTTCCACGCGGTTGTTCTTCACGGTCAGCGACTCGGTGATCGGCTCAGTGTCCCGGTGAATGTCGGGGTTGAGCACATTCACGATATAGATCGGGCCTATGTCTCCTTCGGTGTTGTCGAAGTGCTCGGCGAAAACCTCGCAGAGCGTGAAGTCCTCCCAGTTGGTCTTGGAGTACCCGGCCTTGGTCTGTACGTCGCCCATGCCGGTGAGTTTGATCGGCATGTTAATGAGCCCGCCGTCAGAGTAGCCCCGGACGAGGTTCACGGGCGCGGTGCCGATATAGGCGCAGATCACGCTCCCCTGCCGGACTTCGGTTACTTTGGAGTCGCCGATCTCGCCGTATGCGCCGTGTAAATATGGCATAATAAATACCTCCTTTTCTTACAAAAGATCTTCGTATTGTTTCGGTGTTACCGCAGAGACTCCAGCCTCCAGCGTGAAGCTGATCCAGTTATGCCAGTACGGGTAGTAGTCCCATATATTGCCGTCCTCAACGAACGGCCCGTACTTGATCCCGGACTCTTTCACGAGCCGGTGCCCTGCTATAAATTCCGCGTTTTCGACTTCGCGCAGCACAACGTCGGCGAAGTTGAGAGAGTCCCGCCAGCCTTCCATATTGCGGGTGTAGGTTTCGGCAGCTTCCCCGGTCACGCGGTAGTAGGAGAAGCCGCCGATCTTCGATGCGTCCGGCTTTGCATGAAGCACTTCGGCCCCATGCACTCCGGGGTTCCAGCACGAGAGGCAGAGCCGGAGCTGGAGCTGCCGCCTGAATTTCAGCAGGTCGTCGCTCCCCTCCATGAGTTGCACGCACACCGAAGGGATCGGAGCGGGCACCGAAGGGGGGAGTCGGTCTTTTCCCGGCACATAAAGAGGGAAGGCTGCCGGGTGTACATATTCCACGGCGTATTCCGCGTCGTTGCGGTCGTCGTCCGGGAGTTTGAGGGTGATCTGGCTGCACACATTCTCGGAGAGCCAGCTCACCACCTTGTCAATGCTTTGTGTCAGTGTCATGTCGTCGCCTCCTTAGCCCGTTCTATTTTGCCGCAGGGCCACCTCAACGAGCCCCAGATCTTTGCCTGAGTTTGCCACGAGCATTTCGCGGCCGTCCACATTCAGCAGGCGGCCGGGCTCCAGATTGGCCGGAAAATCAGACTCTTTCCCCATGAGCAGCATGTCGGCCTCTATGAGTCCGAGGATCTGCCCCTTTTTGAGTTTGTTCAGCTGATCGCTGTCCACCACGACAGGGATCTTTTTTCCTTCGACGCGGTGGAGCTCGGCGAACTCGTCGAGGTTGAAAAAAACAGAGTCGAGATCCTTCTGGAGCTGCTCTTTGAAGCTCACCCGGTTACTCCTTGCCGGAGCTCTGCGCGGCTTTTTCCGCAGCTTCCAGCAGGGCGATCAATTCCTTTTTACTCTTGGCCGCTTTCGTCTTGTCTGCGTCCGCGCCCGCTGCTGCAGCAGCCTTGCGGAGCTCTGCCATTTTCATGCGGTTGTAGTCCTTCACCTTGTCGGGCTCATCTACCTTTACGGCCACGCGGGCCGCCACCAGCTCAGCCTCGCGGGCCTCAGCGAGAGAGAAGGGGCCGGAGTTCTTCGTCATAGGCTCCACGCGCCCGTTCGCCATGCGGCCGTAGGTTCCTTTTACCATTTGGATCATGTTCTTGCCTCCTTTACTCAGGATCGGCGGCTCCCAGATCCGGGAGCTCGTCGTCTCCCGTGCCTTCGCCGTCGTTTTCTGCTTCGTCGTCACCGGCCGTAACCTCTGCGGCTACGATCGCGGCGATATAATCGGCTTTTTTCTTGCCTTCGGGCTTCACGCCCATGTCGGCCGCGAGCTTGCGCAGGTCGTTGAAGTCCCATTTTTCCAGATCCTCAGCAGAGAGGTGTCCGGTCTTGGTGTCCGGGGTTGCTCCCGGATCCTGATCGCCTTCGGCCGTTTCCGGTTCCTTTGTGGTTACATAAGCGGCCACACCCAGCCCGACGAGGCGCTCGGCCTGCTTGGCGTCACACAAAAAAGGGCCGTCCTCGGCCGTTTTCAGCGCGTGCCTTGCGTTGCCGTGCTCGTCCGTGTACTCAATGCCGCAGCCTCCACATGTTACTCTGATCTTTACCATGCTTTTGCTCCTTTCTTCGCCTCAATTACAGCATTTTGGCGGTGATAAACGGGTTTTCATTGTTCGGCATACAGAGAGGCGCGGAACTCAGGATCACCTCGCGGACATTGTGCTTCGCGTCGCTGAGGTACTTCGGCACGTCCACGCCGGTGTAGGTGTGGAACTCGCCGTCGGACTGCTCCACCTGAGTGAT